CCACAGATAAATATATCGTGGAAGCGAAAAGGCAAATTGGTAAGGTGTTATGTAACACTAACCCTTATTCAATTCGCCCACGCCATGGCAGCGGTGCTACCGCGTGCCACACTCCGAATTGGGAAAAGTGGTACAGCTTTAGATATTTCGAAAAGCTGGACCAAGTGTTCCCATACTCGGACCATTTCTTTTTCTCTCCTACTCACTTGGTTGATGAGTTGGAGAAACTCGAAATGGCAAATTCAGATGTCCATCCGCGGGCGCGAGTTTGTCTCGTACCCAAAGATGCCAGAGGACCCCGAGTGATAAGCTGCGAACCTCGTGAATTTATGTACATTCAACAAGGTTTAATGCGACTCCTCTTCGAGACTCTGGAATCACACGACATGACGAGATCGATGATTAATTTCACCGATCAGACTATAAATCGGGCGTTAGCTTGCTCATCGAGTATAAATAATGAGCAAGCAACGTTAGATTTATCTGAGGCTAGCGACCGAGTCAGTCTCGCCCTTGTTCGGGCTATTTTTCCGAACAATTGGGTTGACTGCTTGGAAGCGTGTCGGTCCGAAGAGACCGAGTTACCCTCAGGCCAAGTCGTGAAGCTACGCAAGTTTGCCCCTATGGGCAGTGCTTGCTGCTTCCCAGTTGAAGCCCTTACTTTTTGGGCTTTGGCTACGGCAGCCATTAAAATAGAACACGGGATTAGCAACCCCGTGGTCTATGTGTACGGCGACGATATAATCGTGGACAGCAAATATGCCGCCACGGTTATAAGGGCTCTTGAATCCCAAAACCTATTGGTAAATAGGTCCAAGAGCTATATCGATGGACCTTTTCGTGAATCGTGCGGCGGAGACTTCTATAAAGGAATAGAAGTGACGCCGATTCGATTACGAAAACTCATCGGTTCAGGTCATGCCAGTCTTAACACTGACGCTGACTTCGCGACGAATCTTGTCGAGAAGTTTGGTTATGAAAGTGTCCATCAAATCATTTCTCTTATAGAGAATGAACGTGGCCTTCCATTTCCGCGCACCTCTGTACCCTTACCAGGTACGTTACAAGTAGGTCCGAGCGCCATGAACGATGTTTTCTTCCAAGCACGTTGGAATTCAACGTTGCAAAGAAGAGAATATCGGGTACCCCAGGTCTCTGCGTCTAAGTTAATCAGACGTGAAGCAGGGTGGTCCGAGCTCTTAAAGAAAGAGCTGACCCGTGGTGCCTCAGTTGAGACTGCCGGATACGAGAACGAGCTTCGTTCTTTTGAAGCTTTACTCGATCCGGGCGAGTACGTCGACGCCCATTCGATCCGTACAACATGGGCTTGGAGATGGCTTGGTTAGCTAATCTCCTGGAGGTCTTGCGTTGCGGCAACTCGGCCGCACACAAGTTACCTAGATGGTGTGGAG